AGCCGAGCCGAGAACAGCTAAAACTGGTTTTGCTCCTTGGAATGTTGATGATTGCGGGAAGCCAATTCTAGCGCGAGGATATTGCTGCGCGCATTACTACCGCCAAAAAAAATACGGCGTCCCCAACGGGGGCGGCCCAATGCGCCGTTCTTGGAGGGAGCAGCAAAATAAGCGTCACTGTGATGTCGCCGAATGTCGGCATTACGCTATAGCGCGGGGTTACTGTGCGGCCCATTACGCTAGATTAATGAAACACGGCTCACCTGAGCGTGGCGGGTTAGTGTTGCGGCGCCAGAATATTGGCGGCAAGCTTATTGATCAAAATGGCTATATCTACTGGACAGATAAATCGCACGCGCAGAAAGCCGGCACGACGAGCCGGGTTTACGAGCACCGCGCAGTAATGGCTGAAAAAATCGGGCGCACGCTCCTGCCTACGGAAAGCGTCCACCACAAAAACGGCATCCGGTCAGACAACCGGCCAGAGAATTTAGAGCTATGGGTTACTGCCCAACCGAGCGGCCAACGTCCCGCCGATCTTGTCGCATGGGCGCGCCGCATTTTGGAGCAGTATCCCGACACACTACTCGCGGCGCTCGACCCGTAAAAAGGTCGCCGCGTTCCCGGCGCCGCGAGGCGCTAACCACTCCGCAAGCGGAGTTTTTGGAGTGAGTTTCAAATGCGCGACATGATGAACAACATCCACCCGCTTTCGGCGATCCCGCCGGTTGCGGCGCGGACCGACAACACAGCCATCGTTTCCAGCATCATCGACACGAAGGGCTATGACAGCCTGACGTGGCTGATCGTGACGGGCACGAACACCGACGCGAACGCGACTTTCGCCGTTACGATGGACGAAAGCGACGATAGCGGCATGAGCGGGTCCAATGCCGTCGCGGCGGCCGATCTGGTGGGCACCTATGCGCTCGCCGGCTTCACCTTCGCCGACGACACGGAAACCCGCAAGATCGGCTACAGCGGCACCAAGCGATATGTGCGGCTGACGATCACGCCGAGCGGCAACGACAGCGGCAACATCTTCGTTGCGGCTATCGCGCTGCTGGCCAATCCGGCGATCCTGCCGACCGCCAACCCGCCGATCTGACGGGAGTAGGGGGCGGCTTTCGGGCCGCCTCCGCACCATCATGGACCTTCGGCTAATCACCGCGCCCACGAGCGAGCCTGTCTCGCTCACGGACGTGCAGGCGCATATTCGCGCGCCTGTCGATGGCACCGACGCGGCGATCATCGCGGCGTATTTGCAGGCCGCGCGCGAGAGCGTCGAGGCGCACACGGGGCGCGTCCTGATGCCGCAGACCTGGCAGATCACGATGCCTGAGTTTCCGGCGGACAACGGTCCGATCATGCTGCCGAAGCCGCCGCTCGTGTCCGTGACGGCGCTTGCCATAACGAACGCGGACGGCGAAGCGGAGACGATTTCGGGCGCGCTGTATCAGGTGGCGACGCCATCGGGTGCGCACGCGCAGCCGGGCTACCTGGCACCGGCATACGGCGAGAACTGGCCGGAAACGCAGCCGGACACGGTTGACGCCGTGCGGGTGACGTTCTCGGCGGGCTATGTGAGCGCGGCGAACGTCCCGGCGGCCCTGCGTGCGGCGATGCTTCTGATTGTGGGCGAGTTGTACGAAAACCGCGAGGCTTCGGCGGAACGTCCGTTGACGGAAATTCCGGCGGTAAAGCGGCTGCTCGATCCTTACCGCGTGTGGACCATCTAGTATGCCCGCCGGCCGGCTTCGCGACTACCTGACGCTTGAGGCGCAGGCGCAGGCGCCGACTGGCGCAACGGGGATGACCGTTACCTACACGGTCGTTGAGAATGTGTGGGGCGAGTTGCGCGGCGTCCGCGAGGGCGCCTATGCCGAGGCGTTGCAGACCAGCGACGCGGCGACGCACGTCATCCGCATTCGGTGGCGCGCGCGGACTGACTTTGACCATGTGAGCGCGGAAGGCGGGCGGCGCTGGATTGTCCGGGGCGTTCGCGATCCCGACAACCGGCGGCGCTATCTCGACGTGTTCGCGACGGAACTGGCGCCGGAGGTTGTGGCATGATCGACATGCGCATTACCGCCGGCCGCACGGCGTTCCTTGACCTCAAGATTGCGCAGGGAAAGCTGGATCAGGCGATCCGGCAGTCCATCCGCGACCTCGCGCGCGAGTATCGGACGAAGCTGCTCGGCGAACTGCGATCCAGCAAGAAGGGCCGCCGTTACGCCAAGCGCGCGGGGCGTTCAGTCTATAAGCAAGTACGGAAGACCGTCACCATTGGCAACCAGACGCGCACAGGGCGGGTTGTAGCGGCGGCGCGGGCAAGCGTAGCCAACTACACCGCCTCGGCGCCTGGCGAGGCTCCTGCGGTTGCTACGGGCACAATGCTCCGCGCCATCCGAACCAAGGTCGGCGGGCGTGGCAATGCCTTCTCGGCGCGCGTGTTTGCGGATCGCGGGACGGCGTTCTATCGGCACTTTTTGGAGTTTGGCACCAAGCCGCGCGTGACGCGCCGCGCGAAGCTGGTCAACGGCAAGTCGCGGAAGCAGCGCGCGGTTGCGCGTGCGTCTGCCGGCTCGCTGGCGCCTCGTCCTGTGTTTACGCCGTTGCAGGCTCGGTTGACGCGAGACCTTGAGGCGCGGGTTGCTGCCGCCGTTGCAGGGTTCGGACGGTAATGCGCCCCGCTGCGATCATTGAGCGGCTGCGGACGGATTGCACGTTCTTCAGCACGCGTGTTGCCGGGCTGATTGGGCGCGACGATGCGCTTGATAAGCTGGTCGAGGCGAAGGCTGGGCTTGCCGTGCCTTGCGCCTATGTCGTGTGGGAAGGCGATGCGCCGGCCGACGACCAAGAGCTAGACACGATGAGCGACCAGATTGAGACGACGTTCTCGATCACCGTCATCGTGAGCGGCACGACCGACCAGACCGGGCAGGATGCAAGCGAGCGGCTGTTGAACGCGAGGGATGCGCTGTTCGCGTCGTTGATCGGCTGGACGCCAGACGCGGCGCAGTACGGCCGGGGCATCTACGACGGCGCGCCGGATGCGCCGATCTATAACCGCGCGTATGGCGCGACGACGTTCGTTTTCTCGTGGTCCTACTACACGGACAACCCGTAACGCGGCCCTGCCGCAACCCCAACAATCAGGAGTAGCAGGCAATGGGCGTCGTAGCTCAAGGCAGCAATGCAAAGCTGCGCATGTATCCCGAAGTCACCGCCGGCACGTTCGTTGGGTCGGTGAACTACAACCAAGTGCCCTTCTTCTCGATCAACATGAGCAAGACGCAGGGCCTGGATCAAGACGCGCTGCTCTCTGCCGTCGCAAACCGCGACAGCGCAGATCCGTTCTTCGGCCTGATCCGCGTCGAGGGCGACGTTGTGGTTCCGCTGGACACGGTGCATTTCGCGCGGTGGATGCGGCTGCTGTGCGGCGCGCCGTCCACTTCGGGCAGCACCAACTACACGCACGTCTTCACGTCCGGATCTGCGGCGCTGCCGTCCAACTCCATGGAAGTGGCGCACGCGGACCTTGCGACCGACGCTTTCATCCGCACCGCTGGCGTCCGCGCGAACACGCTTCGCGTGTCGCTCGGCCCGGACGGCGCCGCGCAGGCGACGGTTGGCCTGATGGGGCTGTCTCAGGTTTCCAATGCCAGCACGGGCGCGGGCACGGCGGTTGTCACGTCCTTCGCGCGCTACTTCAACGCGCAGGGCGTGTTGACCCGCAGCGGATCGACGCTCGCCGGCATCACGTCGTGCGACTTCACCTTTACCAACGACATGGAGATGGTTGCCGCCGTGCGTGGCGACTACCTCATGGAAGACATCGACTTTGGCCTTGCTGCGGCGTCCGGGACGTTCACGTCGCGGTTTGAGACCATCACGCTCTACGATGCGGCGGTTGCCACGCAGTCGCCGGCCGCCATCACCTACGGCTGGACCATCGACGCCAACACGTCAATCGTCTTCAACTTCGGCCGGACTTACATCACGCCTCAGGGCGCGCCGATCAGCGGGCCGCGTGGCATCACGCAGACCTTCCGCTGGGTCGCGGGGCCGCATTCGTCCACGGGCGTCATGCAGGCCACCGTCAAAAACCAGATCGCGTCCTACTCGGCTTCGTAAGGACAACCCCAGCCATGAAGCTCAACCTCAACCGCCAGCCGCAATGGCTGGTGCTGCCTTACGGCGTGAAGGTCGAAGTTCGGCCGCTCACGACCGTCATCAACTCCGCAGCGCAGGCCGAGGCGCAGAAGCGCACGGCGGCGCTAATCGTGGAAGCCGAGGCGGCAGAAAAGACCGGCCATCCCAT